AGATTTTTATAGTATAGCAAACCTTTACGAAATGTACGAAGAGAGAACAGTGCCGCGATTGTGATAAAAACGATTGAATATTGGGCCCTGCTGGACTTGAACCAGCGACCTACGGATTATGAGCCGATTTTAGCCGTTTTTTAGAGGAATCAGCAAAATTCATCATATATCACATTTTTATATTATGCAAGCATTTAATTGTGTAAAGCAGTATACTTATGTATAAGGTGATCACTACAGCTGACAGCTTCTGCTGACAGTTGCTGCTGACAGTTTTAGGGCTGTTTTTAGACTTTAAATCTCTGAGAATCCGGGAAATTTCCGGTACTGAAGCAGAGACTTTGATTTTGATTAGAACAAAAACTACATTTTTACATCAAATTTTAAGCCTCTTTCCTTATATAGGCTTAACCCTAAACTCCTCATCAAGCTTCCTTTTATACAACTCGATGAGGTCTCGAAGCTCGGCCATAGTAAAATCCTGGTACCCGCTTGTGGCGATCCCATAGAAATGATCCAGTCCTTTGATGCCGTACCGTTTTATCATCTCTATCGTGTAGAGAATCAAAGCGCCATGCTGGTACTTGTTACACCTGATGCACTGACCGTTAATGTTCCATTCGGCAAAGCGCACGGCTGGATAGGTTCCTGCGGGAAAGAAGTGTCCGGCAGTCGATGCCTTGTAGGGTATCCTCTCCCCGCAGGTTACGCACCTAACCCACCATTCGCCATCATCGAAGTACGCATCCCGAAGCCGTATGTACTTATGCAGGATCACCCGGAGTTTCCGCTTCAGCGATGCCTTGGTATCAGGTTTCTTCTTATTATTATGGGCGAGCGCCTTATCAGCCATGATTCACTATCACCTTTCCTTGGTTTTTCATCTTTTGCCGTATCATTTCCATGAGGCTGTTCGGGTCAACGCTGACAAACGGCTTTTCATACTCCCGCTTGTAGGCTTCAACCTTTTCCTTGCTTTTAGCATCAGAAAGCGGAAACCAGCACTTTAGGCATGAGGAAGCCGTACTCACCGGGAGGAGTGCACCGCAAACCGGGCAATGCTCCTCTTTCGGCTTTTCAGCGACCGCTGCCGCTTGGCGGGAACCTGCTACATACTCCCGCCACCGCTGGCTTGGACCTAAGAAAGTCGAAGGCATTAGGGTGAACTGCATATCTTCGCCAGCTCTTGCTTTGGCGTAGTTTCTGGCTGACTGCATCATTTCCTGGGCAGGGCATCCGTTTTTCAGGTTAATCATGAATTGCTCATAGGCTTTTACCTTGCCCTCTTTCCTGGGATATGCCGCCCAGAAATCTTCAAAGTCAGCGGGGTACTCTTTTTCCACTCCCCGCTTTACCGTATCCATGATCCTGGCTTGCTCTTTGCGCTTGCGCATGGGCATTGCGTCAAGGGCATGAGAAAATCTTCTATTAAGCTCATCGCACCAAATCCATTCTCCTTCCCGCTTAAATAGACCCGCTTCCAGCGCGGAAATGATGAAGGCTTTCACCCTTTCAGGAGTCGAAAAGCACTGATGCGCGATTGCCTTTAGTTGTCCGACCGATAACCTGTGATCCGGGGCATCCCCAAGTAGTTCAAAGAAAAACCAGAGGAATCCATAGAATTCGGGACCGCCGTCTAACAGCGGTCCCTGGAATTCTAGGGAGGATCGGTCGTTCAGGTAGTGCGCTATGAATACGCCGCTTCCCATTACCTGCACCTCCTTATAGTTATTAGCTCACCTTTAAGTATTCGTTCGGCACCAGCTGTGCGCCTGGGACATTACCGCCGCCTGATAAGCACTCGAATATCCTCGTTTTGTCCGGGTTTATTACTTCCTTCCTTACGAAGAATTCTTCAGGGATTGCCATCTCGTCACAGATGAGGACCGAGGGCTTTGAATTAACCCGCATGAGCTTGAAGATTCCCGCCTGGCAAACCTTCGTCTCTGTCAACTGCATATTCCTGCGAAGGTATTCCTTAAGCCATTCGATTTTCTTCTCTTTAGCCTTACGTGCCTTATAGAGCCTCTCTTCCTCCTGCTTATACATAGCCGCTTCGCCTTCGGTCATCTTCACGATCTTCATGACTCCCTCGGCTTTATCCTCAAAGCGGGAGTGAACCTCCTCTAGTAGCTGGACCATGGCTTCGGCATCCTCAGGGGTATCAATTTCCATATCCAGGACTGCCTGGAAGTCGTTCGCTATCTCATAAAGTTTCGCCATTACTTTTCCTCCTTAGAATTCACTTCGCACTGCTTGAAGAACGCCTGGACATCCGAAGGGGTGAGTACCACTCGGCTCCCGATTTTGTGATGGGGGAGCTTCCCGAGGCGTTTTAGCCTGTTAAGCGTGGGGACTGACACCCCGGAAAGGACTGCTAAGTCCTTGATCATGATTACTGTCTTAGGCAGGTCATCCATTTCTTTTTTTCCTTCCTTATTGTTGTAGTGAAGTAAACAGCGCTCACCCCTTATGCTGATGAGCGCTTTCCTTGAATCGCGTTAAAACGGTATGTCATCCTCAAATCCGTCGGCGGTTGCCTTAGCGGCAGCTATGGGGAAGCTTTGCGCTTTTTCAGGCCGTGCGCCGAACACAGCCGCCATCTGGCTGACACTCAGGGCAGGGATGCCATGAGCCAGGCTTGCTTCTTGTGTAGCGGGAATTGCGCTTTCATCCTTTCGGCTGTCGAGGAGGCCTATATCGCTCACATCGAGTCTGTAACGGCTTTTCTTCTGGCCGTCCGTCCCTACCCAGGATTCTTGCTTTAGGGTTCCTACAGCGTTCACCTTTGTGCCGCGGCGAAGGTAGTCAGCAACCTTTACCCCCCGCTCTCCCCACATCTGGCATTCCATGAAAAGCGCGGGGTCTTCCCGGTTCCATGAAGGGTTAGACGCAATAGTGAACTGTGTTACCGACTTCCCGGATGGAACGCTTTTTACTTCAGCGTCCCGGGTAAGTCTTCCTATTAGTATGTACAGGCTTAAATCCGCCATTAGGCCACCTCTACTTTTGTATAATAATCTAATACTTTTGTATCATCCTGGGTATAATTAAGAAGTTTCATGTAGAGCCTGGAAAACCATTCCGGGGTATGGTCCTTCCTGATCTCCGCTTCAGAGAAGTCCTTTACGCTCTTCTCTAGGCTCTCTCCATGCTTCTCGATCAGCGCTTTGATCTCTCTAACTTCAGGCATGGCTTCTAAGCGCTTCTGCAAGGCAATCGCTTCATCGACGCCAGTATTAAGCCACTCCACAAGCTCCTTTCCGAACTCAACGCCGGGCTTTGTGAGAAGCTTATCCTGGAACATCCCTGTACGGTCCTTAATGACGTTAGCGATATGCTCCGTGGAAAGCTCTAGGAGCATGTCAAACTCATACTCGATGCCCTTTCCTTGCTCCGGCGCGAGGCCTACCCGGACAGGGCGGGACTTCCCCCGGTCATCCTGGGTTGTCTGCCACTCGGTCTTGCTTCTCATCGTCGCCATGATATGGCAGGGGCAGGAGAGAATGGCGTTTACAAGCGCTCTCTGCTTCGGCGTTCCTTCGCTCCATGCCGACCAGGTATTGCCCCGGTACTTCGCGTTGGCAAGCTTTTCCACCTCTTCTAGCAAGTCCTGCCAGGCATGGGTAAGGGAGTCGATGATAAGCACCGAGTAGCCAGCCTCCCCCGCTTCGGCTATGAACTGAACATACTCGTCAATCGACTTTTTTTCCAAGTCCACCACATCGAAATCAAACTTATCGGCGTATTTCGATGCCGATCCCCTCTCCGAGTCGATGACAGCCACCTTCCCGCCAATTCCCTTGGCGATGGACAGGGCTGAATAGGTCTTTCCGGCTCCCGATGGACCGAAAAGGGCGCAGCGTAGTTTTGACTTTGACTTAACCGCTTTCTGAAAACCCATTTATTAATCCTCCTCTAGTGTGCTTCCGCAAAGGAATTTTGCGTCTCTTTCTTGCGGTACCGTCTATCCAGCGCGGAATCGTCCATTGTTATCCATTCCCGCACTGTCTCAGGCCGCCATGCTTTGCGGCCATTCAAGATTCCATCCTCCTTTCCCCCATTGGGCTGTTTCCAGGCATCCTTCGGCCTGGCGATTGTGTTGTACTTTACTCCCTTAAGCTGACAGGCTTCAGGAAGGTAAATCCATGCTTCAGGCCACTGGTTATTCGCTTCTTTCTTTTTCATAGGGAATTACCTTTAAGTTTCCGTCTTCCAGGAACAACGCCACCTTTAAACCCTCCTCGCTTTCAATAGTCCTCATGAACACCTCTGGAATACGCAGGGTGTATTTAGGCTTTCCGTTCACTATGGAACGGCTAATCTTTGCGTCTTGAAGCCACATGCTATGCACAGTAATTTCTCCTTACTACACGTTTGTATAGTATGCCTTCGTGAGTGACAAGATACTTTTCATGGTTTTTCAGAATACATTCGTACTTTTTCTGTATCTCGTTATGCAATATTATATTATTAATTATTACAGTAATATTTACTTATATTATTTATATTTAACTTATTTATTTCTTTAAGTTTTTATATCATATGTATTGACATTATGCTACAGTTGTATATAGTGTGTAGTGACTAAAAGTAATGTTTTGGAGGCTAGGAAGATGGCAAAGTCCGAAGAACTGAACACCTACTTGAAGAACCTTGATATTGCCCTAAAGCGTGTCGGGAAATCAAGAAAGTGGCTTTCACTTGAATGCGGGCTGTCCCCTGCCGCCATCCCTAATATGTTTAGAAGAAACCTTTATCCGTCAGTCAACAATGCCTGGACTATCTCGAAGGTGTTAGGGTATCCGATTGAGGACATGCTTAAAGGAGATGTACAGCACTTCCAGCCAGCCGGGAAGACAAAGCGAGACATTCTCACTAATAAAGTGCTTGCCCTGACTAAGGAGCTAACGGAGAATGAGCTAGAGGCGTTTCAGGCGTTAATTCGGAACGTCATTGACTTCAGGAAGATGGAAAAGTAGACTCTTATATGAAGATTGTAGCCTAATCCCCTATTGATCTTCCCTAGTGTGTTGCCCCCCGGTCCGTCCATCTGGGGGGCTTTTGAAAATATTTCAAGATAAGATATCTAATTGAACTTGTTTAATCCATTTTTTTACATTATCAGTTGCATTTATTTCTATTGCAATATTCATCACTGTTTGAATAAAATTTGAAAAATCAATTTTTGGTGTTTTAAATAACATGACTTTTAAGTAAGTTAAAATATCTAAAAATAGTACATTAAATCTCTTTTGTTCGTAGTCAAATAGTTTAATTTTAATCTTTTCTTCATCATATGTTGCTCTTGGCCCATATATAAATGTACCTTGTTTTCCCCCATTGTCGATTACTTTATTAAGTGCATGCTGTAAGTCATATACAGTAAATGTCTTATCTTTAACTTCAATGGAATGGTAATATTCTTTTTCGTGATATATATCTATATCTCCAACTTCTTTACTAGAAGATCCACTTTCATTAATTTTATGCGGTATAACGTTGAAGTTTCCTTTTATACATTCATAAAATTGTTTTTCAACAGCAGCAACAATAATTGCACATGTTTCTCCTTCAAATGACTTTTCGAGAAATTTAACTGCAAAAGAATATGCATCAAGTAGATCAGCTTTTAAATCGATTCTAACAGTGTGAAGGTTTTTTCTACTATTCGCTATTTTACTAAGGATAGAAAGTGCAAATGTTAAATACTTTTTTGCATCATTATTATCATTTACTGATGTTAAGACCATAATAAGGTCATTTAAAGTTCTACGATCGTTTCCATCTCTCACTGCATTTGTATTTGATAAATGCGTAAATCTTGCAGGTTTGTTTAAAAATGGTTCATTCGATCCCCCTAAAGAGTCATTAAGATATTCACGCTCAAAAGGAACTATTACTTTATGACATAAACTTCGCGCATCATAAGGACCATCAACCGGAGCCCCGGCCTGGAGAGCAAGTGCATTTATTTCTGAATTTGTTGCTTTTGCTAAAAGAGCAGTAATCAAAACATATTTATATGTTTTATGGCTACCTGAGAGTATTCTTTGTATTATAAAAGTATTTTTATCTTCTCCAAATATTTTACTTCTTAGACAACTTATTAAAATGCTTTCAGCTTTATCATAGTTAATGTGCTTTTGCAAAATCAAATCTCCTCAAATAGATCATTTTGATCCTTTTTTAAGTATATTATTTTTGACTCGCTATCATCAGAATTAAGATAGTCTTTTAACATTTTAGCAATTTGCATTCCTAAATTGCATGGTACAGCATTTCCAATTTGCTTATACTTTGAAGATTGCGATCCATGAAATTTGTAATCAATTGGGAAAGTTTGTAGTATTGCTGCCTCCTCTACAGTGATACGCCTAAGATGCTTAGGTGCTTCTTTAAATTCTGATGGAGGATTACCAGCAATTAAACCTGAATGATATTCCTGAATCCAACCAGGTTTATTTTTATACAATTCATCCTCATCAATAATTGGAGTTTTATTACCACCCATAGATGCAGGAAGAGTAGAACAATATCCATCAAGCTTAATCGGTCGACCGAGTCCATTAAAAAGCATTCCTGCGTAAGGCGATTTTCTCATTACAGGATTAGGGGTTAAGGTGATTTTTGCCTTACATATACTTTTATTATTTCCCGTACCTGCTCTATCTAGTATTTTCAAAACTTCTCGCACTGTTTTTGCTTTCATCATATATGGTTCTAACATTCTTTTTAAATCTGGAATAAGAAACTTATTTCCCTTAAAACCTATAAATAGAACACGCTCCCTTGCTTGTGGAACATTAAAATCTGCAGAATTAACTAGGACATAGCTTGAGCAGTATCCCAAAGTTCTCATTTCTTTTAATAACTCACTTCTAATTAAAGACCACTTATCTAATGTACCAAGAGCTTTAACATTTTCCATTACAAATACTCTAGGCATTATCCTTCTAATTGCATCTATATAGGTCCAAACATTTTTGCTTCTCTCATCATGTGGATTCATTTTTCCTGCCACAGAAAAACCTTGGCATGGAGGGCCTCCAATTAAAACATCTACTTTATTATGATAATCATCTAATTCATCAATAAATGTATTTATATCACCACATCGAATGTGCTCCCCAATATTCTGTGCATATGTTTTGCATGCATCAATATCAAAATCGTTAGCCCATATAATATTATAGCCTTCTTCCTTAAAGCCAAAATCAAGACCACCTGCACCAGAATATAACGAAATTACTGATTTCATAATGCTAAAAGTCTCCAAGTATAATCAAATATCCTGCGAGTCAATTAGTTAAATATACTAAAAATAAATATATTTATACCAATCAACATCTTATTTCACCATAGGTATTGAGAGAATTATTTCGCATTCTGCATCATCTCAGATAATTCCTCTTTGGTAATACCAATTCCTTTTGTTTTAGAAATCCAATAATATTCATCAATAAGCTTCATATCCGAAATTTGATAAGGAAATAGTTTTAATTTTATTTTTTTCCAATCTATTCCTGTTTTATTCAAGTTTTTTATCATCGATTGGAATTCATAATGTGAATGTTTCAAGAATTTGTAATATCCTTGACCATCGTTAGAATATCCTTTTCTAATATTTAAATCCCATGGTAAAAAAAAATCTTGATTCAACGCAAAAAGAGTCTTAGATGTTGCTGTAGGTCCAAAGCTAATACTTTTTTTTGAATTCTTCATTACACAAACTTTACTTAATGAATTGAATACTTTTACTATACTAACTTCATCCTGAATACTCGTTATTGATTTAAATATTTCTTGATTGCCAACCCACCAGTGATTTAAATTAATTGCAAGATTTTCGTGAGCAGAAAGTGCAATATGCCGACAACCCCATTTATTTAACCAATTTATTAGTATCCTTAGATGTTCTTGAGAATTTAAATTTAAGCGATGATAAACGGATTTAAGAAAATTATCATAAGCGTCATCAAAATTCTCTAAGCGGCTATATAAATAATGAGCAAATGCCAATGCAAATGTATCCATATTCCCTTCATATAGCAATATCACTTACCTTAGATATGAGAATTACCAGTTCTTATTCTAATCTGATCAACGTAAATTCGCAACATGACTAAACATAGAAAATTTTAGTATAGAACTGACCTATTTTAATATATTACTATATCTTATAAATATAATATAGTAATTAATTAAAAAGATTATAATTTAAGTAATACTCATATTCAAAATATCCTATAGTGACAATTTGAAAGAAAGCATAAAATTTATTATTGACAATACAGTGTTTTGAAATAAGACTTAGTAACCCGCCGATTCATGAGGCAATCCCCCATGCTCGAAGGTCCGAGAGGCTATCGATGTCGGTCCTGTCGGCGGGTCTTATCATTTTCTTACAATCCTAGAAGCCTAAACCCGAATGTCCCAAGGTATATGCTTCCCCCAATGGTAAATCCAAGGTATAGCCCCATCCAGAAACGCTTATCCTTACTTGCCCAGGCTAACTTGCTTCCAAGCACCATACTGCTCCTTTTTACAGTCAAACGCCGTTGTTGAATCCTCACAGCAGTGAGAATAAGGACCCGGCAGTTGAAACGCACAGTCTGAACACAGATTAAGCGTTTTCTGCCGGACCCATTGAAATTGACAATCATCTGCGATAAATACATGCCTTCTATTGCTCATATCCCCTTCCTGGTAGATTACAAATGTATACTGCAATATTACAGATGTATTGTCAACAAGAAAAAGAAAGGTATTTTTAACTTTTTAGGCGAACCATACCGACCGGGGATGCGTCGTTAAATCCTCGGTGTCATCGAAGGGATCGCCAAATGGCTTGTCTGGATTATACCTATGAACCTTACAGCCTTTTACAGCCAGACGTTGTGCCGTCACCTTCACTATAGGAAGATTAGGCTCCCATTGGCGGGATAGGCATCTGCCTAATCCCTTTGCCTCGGCGCTGTTCAACGCCGAAACTGGATAGACAGCCGAACCGCCTCCCTTATAGAACACTATTACTTCATACTTCATATCAAGCCTTCCCTGGCTTAATTTCAATATGTTCGGCAATGACCCGGATTGTAGACTGCTCCTCTCCGGCTTCATCCTTCCAGCGGATTTGCTTCATCCTGCCTACGATTCGCAGTCCCCTCCCCTCGGTTATTGTCTTCCCTACAACTCCGGCAAGCCTTCCGTAGGTCTCGATCTCGAAGCTGGATACTTCCTTATCACCGCCCCTCTCATTCCTGACTGACTCGACTACAAAACTGCATAGTGCCTTCTGGCTATCAGCCACCGCCTTTACCACAGGCTTTGATACGCAAGTCCCTTCTAAAAGGACGCTGTTTAAGTTATTCATGCTCCCGGCCTCCTATCTTTTGCCTCACTCTCTATTGTCTGTATTTGTATTCTTACTTCTCTTTTCTCTTCTTCTTTCTTCTCTTCTCTTATCCTAAGAGCTTTCTTTAAGAAACCTTCTCGAAACTGAACAATATCTCCCATGTCTATCCCCCTAGTTATGAGTGAAAGCTGTAAAGATGGTCAGAGCCGTCAGAGTAGATAGCCCCAAGGATAAAGGGATTCTTCCCCTCGCCCCGCCAGAAGGCCAGAACATAGTTTTCCTTGCGCCGTCCTTCAGGTCCGATCACGACCTTATCAGCGCCGATCTGCTCTCCGTACCGATGAGCTTTCATGAGTACTTCTTCCGGGATGTCCGTTAATCCTAGTGTGTCCACGATCATTGATACTTCTCCTGTAGTGTGTTATTATACATTTGTATACCTTGGTGTAAATAAAGAGTGCGTCTAAGCGACCGTCTGTGAGCGAAAGTGTCCGTGTTCAATGAAGCTGTACGAGCCATACTTGCCGATTATCATATGGTCGAGTATGGGGATGCCGACGATCTCCCCGGCTGAAAGCAGCCGTTCTGTGATGTCGATGTCCTCTTTGGATGGCTCCATGTTACCAGAAGGATGATTATGGGCAACGATGATCGCAACAGCGTTGTCCTTAATCGCCACCCGGAACACTTCTCTGGGGTGTATAACCGTCCTATTCACAAGCCCTTTCGTGACAGTATGGATTCTTATAGGCTTATGCGCTCCGTCCAGGGTCAACACAAGGAAGTGTTCCTGGCTCCTCTTCGCATAGCCGGATAAGAGCTTTACCACATCTTTTGGATGCCGCACCTGTACTTCCGAGACCATTCGCAAGATCGCCCGGGCATAGTTACCCTGCTCGATCATGGTAATGACTTCCGACTTATCCATTTCTTTCATCGTTCCACCTCCCATGCGCCCAACCTCCTTTTCAGCGTCTTTAGCCTTGCTTTCGGACCCAACAATTCCCTTGTACCTCCCGGCGTTATGCCTATAACCTGTTGCCCTTCGACCAGCATCATGAAGATGCCAAGTCCGAACCTGTAGTACATACCGACTACCATTTGTGAGACCTCCTAATATTCCATATTTTTAATACCAACTTCATGTGACTAACTTTAAAAAAACGACGACTTGCTAATAATCAAAAATCTTTGTTACCTATCGATTTTTTAAGATTTTTTTTATTTCTCTCTTGACAATTGGAATCTTTTTATTAAACTCTCCCATTGGATAAGGTGTGTTGCCACTTTACTGATAAAAAGATGGCAAAAAAGGAGAAGCTACTATTCATATGATTTGCAGAATTGAATTTTCTGTAAACTAGGGAATACGTCACTTCTCAAAAAAAATAATTTAAAGAAGCTGACGTAACAAGCTAATGGCCCCGGCTCTATCGCAATCGCGAAAGGAGGCCACCATGGATTCACGTTACATGATCCCCCAAGACTATTTTCCTCCTGCTTTAATTAAAGAGGGAAATAACCCACTAAGCGAACTCTTTAGGCACCCCGTACTTACCATAGGGGCAGAACTTCTTGTAAATAAAGCACTTGATGTGAAAAAAACTTCACACTATTGCGATATTTACAAGGAAACCAGCAGAGCTATGCATGCGAATGCGAGTGATTGGCTTCGTTATCGTCTGGATGATCATAATTTCGATTGCTACGAAGATGGCTACGTTGGTGAAGTATCTGTAAATCTCAGACTTCGAATACGAAGTTACTAACAGGTGGTGAAGCTATGAATTCATATAAAAGAGATTCTAGCCCCGTACCTGCAATTGTTGGTGGACTTTCTGCTATTGGGCTTTCTTTATTTTGGGGTCCTATAGGCCTTGCGGTATTTCCATTATTCTATGGTCTTCAAAAACAAGCAAATACTAAGAATCTTGATTGCATCGTAGATGAAGACGCAGTTTCGAAACTTGCAGAAGAATGGAAAACTGAACGCAATGATCATAACCTCGAAGTCTCCACCACTACTTATGCAGGCTTTCATCTTCCAATCACTCGGACAATTTATTTTAAAAAAGATGATGAGGAAAAAGATGATTGAAGGTAATTAAAAACGACTTCGCCTAGAGCTTCCCACATATTTAGGAAGCTCTAGGTAGATATTGAACTGTACGTGCATGATATCAATGGAGGTAATTATGCCGATAGATACTAATAATAATTATGCCCCATGGCTGCGCAAATATATTGTTGAAAACCCTTGTCCCAAGTGCGGGAAGCGTGTTAAGAGCATACTAAGTGATTGGGGGCGTACACATCTTGTTGGAGATGCTTATTGTGACGAATGTAATAAGGAGGAGTTGGAAAAAAGTGTTGCTGAAAGTAGAGAGTATTCTAAAAGGTATCCTTTGGAAGATTGCCCATCTTGCCATGGTTCAGGAACTATTGATGGATATACTTGCGGCAAGTGCCTCGGTGAAGGAAAAATAAGAAGCAGTTGGGCGCATTATTCATAGTCTCAGCATCCTTCATTTTAGCTAAAGTCAACATGGTCATGTTAATCAAAGATTATCATTTAACTATCTAATATATTTGTACTCAAAAAACATTCTAGAATTAATGCTAATAAAATATTGGAGTGTTAGCTAGGCGATGCAGGACTTGAACCGACTGATTCTCCTATATTGCCTTACTTTGTACTTTTCGGTGCTATGCCTATAAACTGTTGCTCTACAGTTTTTTACTTTTTAAATAATATTAATTTTTCCCCATCCCTTTTCTCTTCTAGTAACTCGGTATAGGCCATGCTTTTACCGCTATCAAAGCTAACTCATTTTGTCTGGCTTCAATAGAATCAAAGTTCCAGTCCTTATAAAATGAAATTTCTTTAGTTATAGTTATTTTTGACTTTTTATATTCATCTACTTTACTATGATACCCTTTTGATCCAAGAGTTTTATTCACGTCGCTTAATAGACATAAGTTTCCGATTCTATATTTATATTCTTCTATATTCTTTGTTGTATCATGGAATAGTTTTTTCCAGTCTTGATTTGGATTTTTTGGCAAAATATGCTCTAGAGTCAAAGAGTTATTTGGAACCAACTCAGGATAGGCATTTTTTTCTTTATTATTCTCATTTTCTATTTTTTGAAGAATAAATACTGCCTTCTTAGAATTTTTTTCTTGTTTTACTTTAAAAGCTTCAATGAACTTTGAATCTATTGGCATAAGCTCTTCTATATCTTTGTAAGCCTTTGACGCTTTTATAATAACCTTATCCGATATTTTTTTGGCTAATTTCGCACAAGCTATTTCTAGCAAACCCGTCCTGCCACCTTGAATCAATTGGTACCTTACTATAAAAACTTCAAGAACTTTCAACAGTTTTCCTAACTCGTCTTTCTCAAAATTATTAATTGCTGCAAGTATAATTGGGACTAATTGTCTAGAATTTATAATATAAAGATCATCAATGACTTCTTTTACCTCTTTATTATATCCTTGCCATAAACTGCTATTAGATATGTACACGTTTTCATATTGCGCAGATATTTTGACTAATTCAATAGATAACTCTTTAACACTTTCCCAGCTTGAATATTTTTTTTTCAATGTTTCAAATAGTAACGATTCTTGTATTCTTCCGTACTTAGAAGTCCAAAATATTTTTAAGAAATTTTCAGAATTATTTGATGTCAAATTAGAAATCATCTCAAACCAATTACTTTGTAAAAATTGGACATCTATATTATGTTTCGCTTTCCCGAACAAATAATTCTTAACAAGATCGAATGCACTTAATTCCAAACCTCTTGCATTCAAGGTTTCAAATACTGTATATGCGTTGGCTTCATCTGGCACTAATAAACGTACAACTTTCAGATTATCCCTAATATATTTTACTATTTCAATAAAATATTTTTTAGCATTTTCCACTACAGGAAAAGTATTTTGCGCTAATTTCTCAATTTTTTCTTTGCAAAACACAATCGCTTTTAATAAATCATAATTAGCATCATACTTACTAACCTTTTCAAGCACTTTCGATATCTCACTCAATGGACGCTCTCCAACAACAAAATCAGAAAAAACCTGATGGTTATTCGTATTAAGTTGAAGAATTGGCAAAGTTTCTTTTTCTCCAAACTCACGAGATCCAATAAATTGATTTTGGATTAATGTTGATTCTTCGATTTCTCCATGTTGTGTTAGCCAAGTTCTTATAGATGAATATATTATTGTTGTAGTAACAAGTCTTTGTTGTCCGTCAAGTATCGAATAGGATTCTTTTTGCGCTTCTTTATATGGGATAAAGACCATCAAACCAAAAAAATATTCCTTACATTGCTCGTCTATTGCAGATAAAATGTCATCAAACAATTGTTCTATCTGATCTTCAGTCCAAGAATAATCTCTTTGATGCTGAGGAACTATATATCTTACTCCCTCATTGAGCAACCGACCAACACCAACAGTAGGACTACTATTCATAAGCAATGCCTCCATTGTTGAGAGATTAAATTCTATCATACTTTATAGCTTAATAAAAAAAATTTTAATTGTTACTTGTCTTTTTAATTATTACTAAATCGCTATTCATAGATTATTGGCATTTAGCCCATCTGGATGATGGGCTTTGCCGCAGTACACACTGTGGCCTAACGACAGGCGCTATTCTAGCGTCCTGGTGATGCTTCGCATCCTCTGGCCCATTCGACCCACTAAGGCTCTTTGGTACTCCCCTCTTCGTATGGTGTTCTATGCTGTCGCATCCAGCATCCTCTAGGACTGGACTTTCCCTACAATATGCCTTCGCATAAGGTGGACCGACGCATAAGCGCCTGACCCATTCCCGCTACATAGCGCCATATAATGGCTGCCCCGCTGGCTCAAGAAGCCCACTACCCCCTAGCAACCGCCGGAAACGACTGGCCTATACTTCCATACTACAGCTCTCAACGCTCATCGCGCATGGCAAGGACGCTAACCTATTGCGGGTACGAAGAGGCCTAGGACGCTTATAGCGTCCCGAGTGGGCAAAGCCCACTTACCCTATTGCATCGTGACAGCACTATTTTATCCCCATAAGCAAGAATCATGCCGATAATTATAGACTATGGGCGTGCCGATGGCGTGCCAGTCCTATAAAGCATAAATCATGCCATGAGTGCGGGATTTATAGCGATACAATCCGAAAATCCATAAATGTATGGTACTTCCTATATATCGATTGCCTGTAAAATTGCCCTATATAGTGAAAAGAAAATTCGAGACTAGGACGCTGACAGCGTCCCGGTGAGCAAAGCCCACTAAGCCCTATAGTTAAGGACTTTCTGCGCTTCCTTGTGCAAGGTCTGAAGTGCCGTAGTGGAGGATCTCGCGACTTCCTCCAGCGTGGTAGTATCGGATATATGCCGATAGCAGGTCAAAAATGGTCCTTTCTGAAGCTTTCCGGCTTTCCGTGCTAATACGTGCTTTTTTACTATCGTAAAGGCTTCTATATCACTGCCTGCGGATTTTATGAGCCTTCCGGCTTTCCTATTAGATGGAAGCTTCGAAGGCATATACTCCACGATTTTTTGACTGACAGCTTCCGGCTTTCCTGTATTCACTGAAGCCATGAATGCCGGAACGATAGATTTTACGGTTTCCGCTACGATTGCCGATATGAGTTTTTCCATTGCGATATTGTCCATATATCTCCCCTAGTGTGTGGATTTATAGGGCAATTATATAGGCAATCGATATACTTCCCTTCCTTTGTGGTATCGGGTCTCGCTTTCAGCGTTCGCGTGCTATGGCGTACGATGGCGCTTCCATCGCCTTGGGTACGGTTTCCCGGCTTTACGGTTCCGGCTTCCTACAATCGCCACACGGTACTAGACTGCGAGACTATCCGCTACGTGTCACGGCTTTACGTGACGGCTTGTAAAAGATCGACATCGTGAATCTTTTTGTATCGTTTCACGATAATACTACCCTATCAGTCACTTTAAATAATGTCAAACGGTTTTTATCGTTTTACGTTTAATTTTATTAAATTTATTTCTGCATCAAACTCACAGAATGGCATGCTATATGCTGTTACTGATTGAATATAGATAAAATAAGAAAAGCACTTATTGCACGATAAATGCCATAGATGAAGGGGAAACAGCCCCCAGGGGAGACTAGGCTCATCGCGTGTATAAGAATAACCCCTGGAATTATCTGAGAGTAAAAAAGTACTTGACTATTATCGTATAACGATTAATATTGTAAAACGCAAATGGAGGTAGAGATGGCGTATAAAGCATCAAGCGATAAAGTATATGTAGGTCTCAAGCTTCCAGAAAAAAACTTTACCCTATTAGACTCTTATGTCAAAGCTAACGGTGGGTCTCTTTCTGGATATATAAATGAAGCCGTATTCGATTGGCTTAAGACAAAAGGATTTGAACCAGAAGCCTTCGTTGATGGTCGAACAGGTAAATGGCTAGTTAAAAGGGAGAAAGCATAGTGTCAGCGACACCTGAAGCCAGTAAAGGCAACTTTGATGAACGTGCAGCACGCTTCGTTGTCGAGATAACCGATCCTGATTCCCCTAACTACGGTAATGCTCTAGGTTCTGCGGTATCAGCTATGGATGTTACCTATGAAACAGCTCATAAGCAGTCATACAAGCTCATGCGTCAAGATCGTATCAGGAATGAGATAGAACGCATCCTGGAAGAACGAGGGATGGGGAAGGAACACCGTTCCAGCGTACTTATAGACCTTATTACCCAAAAGATGACCAGGAAAACTGAACGGTATAACGCTGAAGGTGAGTTGGTCGAAGTAGTCAAATCTGGACCTACCTTCTCAGACATTATCAAAGCTGTAGATACCCTTAACCGCATGGATGGAACTTATACAGATCAGAAGAAAGTGTCAGATCAGGAGAGGGATGTACATAGGGCGCTGATAAAAGAAGTGATGAAGGAAGCGAGAGATAGAGCGAAGAATAGGAAGATAAAAGAAGAAGTGAGTATTGACGTAGAAGTAAATAAGGATCATTCTAACCTGTGTTAGTTTTCCAAATTTTTTTGACTTATAGACTATTTAGGATTAGCTCTTCAATATAGGAGCAATCATGTCATCATTAACAGAAGAAGATATTATTGATTGCCATCTTCAACAGATTGGAATGGGCTCACTCATATGTAAAGCAGCCATCCAGAGAGGAGAATACACAACGAATGAGGTGACACCAGAGATATGTTTTAAATGTGAAGCAGGGATTATATATAGAAAATTTGGATGTGATTCAGTATTACCAAAACTATTTGTTAATAATTATCTCGGCGGCAGTATGCTGAGTATTGAAAGCTTGTTCTGTAAATTGAGAAAAAGAAATACTACAATCGAATATTGTGAAAATTGTACATTAAAAGTTGCTCATACAACCAAAGCTATAATACTCAATATTCGAGATATATTTGAAAAGGAAGAATTTTATTCTGCTTTTAGTGACTTAGATAAAGCAAAAATCGCTATTCGAGATGGAAATAATGAATTAGCAATTACATATTCCATTACAATGCTAGAAAGCACTATGCGTATAATACACGAAAGAACAAATTCTCCATTGCCTACTAAGGCTGTTTTGACCGACCTATACAAATCAACAAGAATAATATTAAAATTATCAGAAATTGATACAGAAGAAACTACTGCTACTCTAGCAAATAGTATTGCAGGTATTATTACCAGTTTAGGGCATGCTCGAAATTCGTTAAGTGTTTCTCATGGTAAAGGAGTTACACCACCCCAGGTAAATGGTTATACTGCCGAGTTAATATTGAATTCTTGTTCTACTTTAGCCACTTTTTTTGTACGTAGATATAAACAAATATAGAGGTGTTTATGAGCGAATTCATTATGAAAATTAGTTTTCCACTTGATGATGATCATTATCTTAGAAGAGAATGTAATTTTTGCAAGAAAGAATTTAAGATTTTAATGGACGAAGAAGACCTAAATAAGCAGACTGAATTGTTAATGCAAAATTATCTTGATGAAAATCCTGTAAAGAAAAAAGATGATGATGAAGCAGATGCTCATGTTTATTATTGCCCGTATTGTGGGCAAGAAGCAGGAATGAAAACTTTTTGGACTAATGCGCAAATTGCTTTTATTCAAATGCATTTAAAAAATTACGCTAACAAAATAATAAATGAGAAGCTTATAAAAGAAATGGAGAAGGCGAATCGACGATCTAGTGGCTTAATTAGCTTTAAAGGGGGAGCTTTACCTTACGTTCAACCGATCATCACTCCAGAAGAAAATGATATGATAATATACCATTTAAAATGCTGTGATAAAGATATAAAATTGACTGAAGCCAAAGACAATGTTTTTTGCTTCTATTGTGGTTTTAAACATAAGCTTTAAAAGCTTTACATTGGTCAATGAGTTTGAACAAATATTCCGCCTCTGGTTAGAAATCAATGATAAAAAAGGGATAATCGTGTCGGCAAATTTCCCCCGACCAAAGTTAATTTCTTACGTACCTAATTTTTAAAATCCACTACCCTTTTTTTTAGCAGATTTCAAAAGTCTCTTGACACAATTTCAATCCTCCTCCATATATACTATACGCATGTATGCTAGTGCAGATACAGAAGAATAGATTAGAGACACTTTCCTGCGTCTCCAGAGGGCTTCGCTAGCGCTCAGCACGACTTCGGAAAGTTCAGCATATAGCTTTATTACTCGCTTAAGAGCGAAGAGAAGCGTGACTGATAACGGTTAGGGTATACCTGATCCCAATGGTCAAGGAGATAGTATATACAAAAGTATCATTAATAGATACTTCGGAGTTTCATGGAATACGTGCGCACTCCTGCTGAAAGGCGGAAGTATAAAGAGTTCTTAGACAAAACAGGGAAGGAGGAGCTAGCGGCAGAGCTTTACCTGCAATGGAAGGCTCTCACTGATTTGTATTTCCTGGGTGCCGTCATTCTGGGCATGGACAAGATCGAGGATGGGGGAAGACCCCGCCTTGATCCAGTCTTGCACGGATGGCTTTCAGGCATCATGGAGAGGAATGACGACACCCTTATTCTGATTCCCCGCGGACACATGAAGTCAGCCTGGACGAAAGTAAAGATCATCCAGCTGATCCTTCAGAATCCTAATATCCGCATAGGGCTTTTTTCACGGACTTCCAGCTTAGTGGAGTCTCAGCTAGGGGAAATCAAGCAACTTTTCTGTACCCCTATGCTCATGCGGCTATTCCCCGACCGAATCCCGGAACCTGGCAAGCGGTTCGCCAACTGGAAGCGGTCAGTCGCCAATGAGCTTACCGTATACCGATCAGGCGAGTGGGGCAGGATTCCCCAGGAGAACCAAGTTGAGGCATGGGGAGTCGGGGCTACCATCGTTGGGCGGCATTACGATGTCATCATCATGGATGACATTATCAACGAACAATCCTGTTCGACCCCGGAACAGATAAAGAAGGTCCGGGACTGGTATTCCTACATACAGTCAATTAAGGACCCTGAAGGCTTCGAGCTTATGATAGGCACCCGCTATCACTTCTCGGACATCTACGGAACGGTGATAAAAGAAGGCTGGTACAGGGACAGGGTATTTATCCGCAGGGCTGTCGAGGATGGAAAGCCAATCTATCGGTTCTTCACGCTCTCGATGCTCGCAAAGATCAAACAACGTCAGGGAGCGTACGAATATTCATGCCAGTACGATAACAACCCGGTCCCGAGGGATGACCAGATATTCCCTCCCCCGCAACCGACGTATTCAGAGCTTCCCCCGGGAGCATATGCCTACTACATGACCGTGGACCCGGCAGCGACAGCGGAGCGCTATTCAGATGACACAGGAGTCATCATCGGGGCTGTCAATTCTGAAGGCTTTCTGTATGTCATCGAGGCTAAGAAGATTCACTTAAAGCCTGACAAGATGGTGGATGAGCTAATAAGGCTCATCGTGCAGTACCGACCCAAGACCGTGGGAATCGAGTTGGGGCTACAGGCGGGTATTCAGTACCTCCTCGATATAAAGAAGCGGGAATACGAAGAGATCACAGGAAAACCCTTGCGCTTCAAGCTAGAGCAGATTGACGCGCCACGGTCCATGTCCAAAGAGGACAAGATTAACCGCATCCTAGGCGGAGTAGTGCGCACAGGCCGTGTATTCATAAACCAGTCGTTAGCTGACCTCCTTCTTCAGATGGAATTCTTCCCCAAAGGGGAGCATGACGATCTCGTGGACGCGCTCACGATGATGGTCCAGATCATAACGGAATTTACTTCGGGGAATTCCGGCGATGTGCTTAAAGACAGGTCCTATCGGCCTGATTCGTTATTCGGGATGTTCAAGCGGCGCTTGAAGTCCTCATGGGAGGCTAAGTTTGTTGCGTAACGATGGGCGTATTAGCCAAGCCTCATTCTCAAACCTTCCTGAGAACTATCTAGAGAGGCTTATCGCCATGGAGGAGCGCATAAAGAAAGCGCCTAAGTACGTTTCAGGCTCTAGGAGAACCGACGGTACGGCAATGCAGGATTTCAAGACCGGGGCATACGGAGCGATACGGTGATTCTCTACGATTTTATCTGCGAACGGTGCGGTATCATGGAATCAATCTACGTGGACCCGGACAAAATAAACGAAACAGAACAACTATGCCCCACCTGCGAAAAGAAACTGCGCCGGAAGTACTCATCCCCTGCTATCAAAGTAGCTTTCAGAGCCGGGCATGACCCCTATACAGGCATGAATTTCAACTCCCAGGCCGCCCGGGAGAAGTACATGGCGGAAAACGGCATCATAAAGGCGGATTCATGACCTTTTCAGAATTAAAAGATGCCGTCGATGCATCCTACGGCTCACCTGAGCATGAGGAGCGCCGCAAGAAGTGGCAGCGCTTTATCAAGGAATTCACCGGGAAGTGGTGGAATGAGACGGAGCTAAATCCTGAAGACTCCCGGGTGTTCTGCAACTTCATATTCTCCACAATCCAGACGACCGCCCCGCTTCTGACTGACAACAGGCCTATCTGGTCAGTCCTGCCCCGCCGCTATTTCTTCCAGCGGGTAGCCGACCTCTATAACGACGCGCTTAAATTCGTTTGGGAAATGGCAAGGATGGATGAAAAGCTCCTCGATGCCGTCTATGACTGCCTAATACACGGCACGGCGATCTTTAAAGTCTACTTCGATCCCGATGCCGCAGGGGGCTTAGGGGATGTCGCCATCGATGTAGTGGACCCTTTCGATTTTGTGATTGCCCCCGGCTACGATGATCCCTGGAACGCCTCCTGGTGCGGCATGCGAAAGCTCATGCCTGTGGAGGACGTGAGGCGGCTCTATCCCAAGGCAGAGAAGAATATCACTCAGGAAGAGTATGCGACTGAGCATGACCAGAAGCAGGACCGCCTGGCGGAGCATGACCTGATCGGGGATTACATTCTGGTCTACGAGATATGGCTTAAAGACAACGAGACCATTGAAGCGATAGAAGAACAGTACACCGGGAAGAACGCTGACGGTGTGGATGTATCAGAAAAAAAGAAGGTACGCAAAGCCAAGTACCCCAACGGCAGAATCCTCACCTTCACAGGTGGGAATGCGATCCTCCTCGATGACCGCCCTTCCCCCTTTAATCACGGAAGGCCGCCCTATGTCGCGCTTCACAACTACAAGGTGCCGCATCAATTCTGGGGGATAGGGGAGCCTGATCAGATAGAGAATTTAAACCGGGAATTCAACGTCCGCTTACAGCAGATAGTCGAACATGCCAGGAAGTACACAAAGCGGAATATCGTCGTTGACGAATCGGCAGGCATCACTACCGAGCAGATAAAGGACGCGATCCAGAAAGGAGACCAGGTCCTTATGTCCAAGGCAGGATTTGCCAAGGATGTAGTGGCGATCCTCGATGTCCCGGACCTGCCTTCTGTCATAACGCAGATCATGTCCACGATTCCGCAGCTTATTGAGGAAGTATCAGGTGTCACCGATGTCACAAAAGGGGTGACTGGAAAGCGCCAGCGCCAGACAGCTACCGAAATGTCGATGCTTCTTGAATCCTCCTATACCCGGACGCGCCAGCGGGTGAGGAACTTAGAATCCTCGATAAAGCGCCTTGCGACCCTCATCGTGGAACTCATGATGCAGTTTTATACCGAGCCTCGAAGCTTCTATATCCGCAAGGATGATGATGTCCAATATGGCGTGATTTCCAATCAGAAGGATTTCCTTGCCCAAGCCTTAAAGCCTCAAACGCCTGTAGGCCTCATGGATGATGATCTTTCTGAAGAAGAGAAAGAGGATATTGAAGACTATGAAACGCTCATCGACGCGATAGCCGAGACCGATGAAGTCTACTTTGACTTCAATATTGAGATCCAAACCAATTCCACCCTCCCCTTGGACAGGCAGTCACTGGCGAATCTCATGCTCCGGCTTGCTGAAATGAAAATCGTCGATGCCCAGGCAGTGCTTGAAACGCTTCGCGTCCCGGGTACTGACAAAATCTTAGCCAGGCTTGCCGAACAACGGCAGAAAGAAGAGGCGATGGCAAACGCCGGGGCGGGAGGGGGCAATCCCGACGCGCCTGAAGACCAGGCGATGGTTCAGAATCTTTTAAATGATCTAGCAGACGCGCAAGTGAAGGAGGAAGCAGTTGCCTAACCCTATGGACCCCGGCATGGGGATGTCCCCCCAGAAGAGCGTGCCGCAATCGATGGATGAAGGGCTTTCCGTCATGAATCCCCAGGATGCCTTTCTCATGGCTGAGCGCGGGATGCTTCGCAAGGACATGAGCGTGCGGGAGCTTTTTTCCACCCTCGGTGTCGATGTCGAGGGTCCTGTCACCCAATTATCCGAGATGGTCCAGCGGGAGACCCAGAAGGCAAATCCCTTAAACAAGATGAAAGCGGCCGTATCAGCAAGCCCGATACCTGACCCTGTAGCAACACGACTCGGAAGCCAGGGCGGGATGAATCAGGAATCTGGATCGCTAGAAGACTTAATGACCTATGGAGGCAGATAACAGATGTTCATACGTACCTATTTCAGCCCCGACGGTGTGGGCGGCGGAAGCCCCGGCGAAAGTGCCGATACGGTTTCCATTGATTCCACTCCCGGACACGCTGAGAGCGCCCCTGCTTCGGCAGGACAAGTAGAACCAGGTACTTTCCTTGACCTTGACGATGAAAAAGGCGTGCGAAAGTCGTACAGGACGAAGGACGAATTCCTAAAAGAGTGGAAGAACATGGGCATGATGCGCTCTGATTACACCCGCAAGACCGCAGAGATTGCGAAGATGCGGGAGGAGCATGAGCGGCAGAGGGCTGAATGGGATTCCAAGCGTAAGGAAGAGTCCGCCAAGTATGACAAGTACAACCAATTCCTGCGCGACAACCCGGACATTTACCGCCAGCTTCAGGAGGCCGTGAAAAACGGTCCTTCCGCGAGGGGGGCGCTAGACGGAGCCAGGCAGTACGCGGATGAGAAATACGCCGAACTGGAGAAAAAGCTTGCCGACATGGAGGGCTGGAAGAAAAACCGGGAGCAGGAGGAAGCCAAGCGAAAGCTCTATGACTCCTTTAAAACCCGGTATGAGGATTTCGATGAGCCTCAGATTGAGAGCGCGTTAAAAATCCTCTCCGAAGGCGATTCCGAGGCGATCCTGGATCTCCTGTATCACTCGATTAAGGGCAGGAACATCCAAAATCCCTTAGAGATGGAAAAGAAGATCGTTGACCGGATTCAGGCGAAAGGCGCTGCCAGAGTCCTTCCGGGAAGCGGTCCAGTGCCGAAAGCTTCCGGCTCCTACAGGAGCATGGAAGAAGCCGAGCAAGCCGCCTTAGCGGGTTTGCACTAACAACTATTACGTAAAGGAGAGAAAGTATAAATGGCTCTAGAGATTTCCCAGGCGAATGCCGTAAGCCGCCAGTACTTTGAAAAGGCGCTTATCAACATAGCCTATGACAACTGCCCTTTCTTTAAAAAGCTAAAGAAGGGCAACCAGGTGAAAGTAAAAGGCGGCACCCATATCCAGTGGCCTGTCCGCTACACCGCAATGTCCGGCAACGGCGCGGTTAAAGGCGTGGACCCCGCCGCTCCTGTGACCTACGGCGTGGGTGACAGCCGGACTGCCGCGAAGTCGGGATGGAAATTCTATTTCGGCTCTACGCAAATCAACTGGCAGGAGCGCGTGGAGAACGTCGGAGAAGCGCAGATCGTATCTCTCTTGAAGGACAAATACGTGGAGCTTCAGGAGGATTACGAGGACAAGATGGCGAAGGACCTGTATTCCACGGATGCCTACGTCGAGACCTGCCTTGATATGATTTCTCCCCTTACCTTCCTGGTCTCTGCCCAGAAGTACGCAGGAATCGACTCTGTGGACGCGCCTAACTGGAAATCGAAGGTCTATGCCGGGACTGACTGGACTGTCCTAGACCTTTATTCCGATGACATTGCGAAGGGAAAGAAGTCGCTTTATAAGGCCATTGTCGCATCCACCTTCGGCGGGAAAAAGCCTAAATTTCTTCTCACCACCGAGGATATCCTTGCCACCCTGAAAGAAAAAATCTGGCTTGCCACGAAGTACGAAGGCACCTCTGACAAAGAGACCGCCGACATGGGCTTCACCAATGTCACTTTCGAGGGAACAACTATCCTTGCCGATCCTTTCTGCCCCGCAGGATACCTCTTCGGCCTGGACATGAACGCCTTCGAATTCCAGATTCACCCCGATTTTAACTTCAAGACCGTTGATTGGGAGCCTTTGGAAAACTACCCCAACAACCTGGTCAAGAAAATGTCCTTCTCCGGGAACACCGTCATGAAGTACAGGCACACGTCCTTTGTATTCAACGGACTCACCGGGATTGAGAAGGCAGCGTAACGAAATGACAGGACTCGTCCGCAATGGCTCATCTCCCTGGTTCGCGCTTCTCTACGGCGCGGACGGGTCCGTTTTTGTAACCGCGAAGGCGCAGGAGTACATTCCTTCCTGCACGCTCATGAAGATCACTTTCGCGCCTTCCGGGTTTGTCGCCCATCCGTTCGAATCGGAGGCACAGGAATTCTACGTTGGCTGGAATCCTACCGCCATGAGTAAGGCTTCAGAGCGCACCATCCAGATAGGCGGCGTTATAGGACCCATCCTTTCTATTAGAAGGCAAAACACTTGGCTTTATGAAGTATCCGGGACAGTTGGAGACATTGAGGCACCGATCCGCCCCGCCAACGCCTTCGGCTATGCCCTTTCTCTTGAGAAGGCGATGCTCTTCCCGGTCATGGTCAGAGGGGCAGTAAACGCATGATTCTCTCAAACATGATTGAGAAGGCCAGGCGGCTTTCACGCACCGGGACGAATATTCCCAATGAAGTGGTCACTGACTGGCTTAACGAAGCCATGCGCCAATTCGTCATAGATGCAGGTGGGATAACGGAAGTCCTGGACGTGCCGTTTACTGGCAACCAGATTGCGACACCGCAAGGATTCTTCACCCTCCACCACCTTTTCATCGCTCGGAATGAGCTTAAAAAAGGGTCCTTGACGATGCTTTCTGAATCGGACATTGAAGGGACCCCGGAACTGTACTTTGTATCAGGAGGGAAAATCCTTTTTAATAGAAAGGCCGTTTCCCCCGGACTCACCGCGAAGCTTATCTACGACCGCTTCCCCAAGGATTTAATCCTCGATACCGACTCCCCTGAATTGCCTGAGAAAGCGCACTTAGCCTTAGTCTACCTTGCCGCCTCGAAGCTGTCCGAAGAGAACTTTGAATACGATGAGGCATCGAGGAACCTTGCCAATTACCGCAATGAAATTCAGCGGTACAACATCGACCAGGCGAACGCCAATCCTTCAATCTTCGGACGCTGACATGCCTAAGACTATAAAGACCTTCCAGGACTTTTCAGGCGGATTCCACACCGATACGCCCTCCTCCTTCATGGCTGATTCCGACCTTCTTTTAGCTGAGAACTGCTACTGGCATGACGGCCTTACCATGCGGGAAGGGTATTCGTTACAACACCAATTTGAGAATCACACAATCCTGGGCTTCCTGCGCTCTGCCATAACAGGGGCGGTGCTGGATTATGTCGTCACCCGGGATCCTAATTCCCAGGCATGGCTTCAGATCGAGAACGGCGGAAGCTATGACACTCTCCCCCTCACGCTCATTTCCGCACAAGAAACCAAAGTGAGGATGATCGAGTACGCAGGGGCAATCGTTATCGTGGGGACTTCGGGGCATTCCAAGGCATCGATTGTTCAATTTTTGAACAATTCATATTCTGAATCCTCCCTCGATGCCTTGGATATCCGAACACGGGAATACTATGACTGGAATGCAGGAAGAGCATCCTTCGGCACCTATACGGACGCAACCATCCCCGCGCAGTCAGGCGAACCCTGGATGCTCGCCCCTTCATCGGGGGAAGGCTTTTATATTGCCTCCGATTTAGTGTTCAACCGCATTGAGATAACGGAAGTAAGCGCTCCTGTCATAAGCGCCACGGTGAGAATTTCCACCTCAGGCGGATGGAAGGAAGTAAGCCCTAAAGTCCTCACCCTCGCTGACACTATCGTCATTGAATTTGCCCTGGAATTCGACGGCACCCAAATAACCTTCGCCCCTTCCACCTTAGAAAACCACTTTAAAGGCCAGTATGCCGTCGAAGTGTCCTTTCTATTAGAAGGGGAATCCCCTTCCGGCAGGATAGAGGCTGTCCGGCATACGCAGTACGTAAGCCAGATAACTGGCAATGAAAACCCCACGGATGCGGCTGTCTACCGTTCAATGCTGTGCCTCGCGGCAGGGAATGTTGTTAATTTCTCCCCGCCTGATGCGCTCTCAGGCTGGCGCGCGGATGACGTGGAAGTCTTCATTGAAGGCGGCAAAGGGATTAAGCGGCTTCTAAACTTCAAAGACTCGATGCTTGTCTTTAAAGAGCGCACCCTCTACGGCTTTTCTGGAAACTCTCTTAATAACCCCACGGTAACCCGGATCGCTGATATCGGAACCACCCAGGCGGACAGCGTTGTGCCGTTTGAAAACCAGGTACTATTTATCTCAGGCGAAAACGTGATCCTGTATGACGGCGTAACGACCGCCGTTGTAAGCGGCCACATAGCCAAAGAGCTTAAAGGAAAATTCGCACAGCCTTCATGCGCCGCCTTCTGTCAGAAGGGGAATTACCTTCTTATAGCAAGCGGTAACGGCTACCTGTTTGTCCCATCTACCTTACGCAAAAACTCAGCCGGAGATTATCTTGTCTCGGTCTATAAATTCACCCGCCACGATTTCCAAGGCTTAGGTGCGAGAAACGACGTGAACGAAATAGTCGCATGGCAGGATGGCGGTCTCTATACCCTCTTCTCAGGAACCACGGACAACGGAGATCCGATCCCTATGGAAGCGCGGACCAAGCACATGGATTTCGGATACCCGGGGTCTCAGAAGCGGTTTTTCAGATTTAAGCCCATGGGGATAATCCACGGCGAAGAGGAAGGAGAATTCCTAATCCAGTTTGTCGCGGATTCGGTGAGGGCGAATATGCTCTGGATAAAGAAGCCTGATCTTACCCGATATGTAAGCCTTCCCTATGAGACTGACGGTGAAACGCTGCAAGTAAGGATTTCTTCATACTCCGACAAAGGGGCGCGGCTTTCAGGCTTCGCGCTTGGCATAAAGGAAGGAACATTTTAGATGCTAAAAAAACGCCCTGAAGCCTTTGGCGAAAGCGCCCAGGAATTTGAAGATGATCCTTTTCGCTCCCTTGTAGGCTCCTCACTCGCCGCGAACAGCGCTCTTCCTGATGAAGCCTACGGTCCCTACGCTCCCTTTGTCTTTGATGAAGAAAACATTGTGCATGATTCCCGTACGGCAAGGGAAAGAGCCAGAGCAAGAAGGAACGCCTCCCAGGAAGCTGATGCCAACGGAGCGCCTGACGGCTTTGCTACAATTCCTTCGCCTACGACGGAAGCAAACCCTCAAACTCTTCCTAACGGACAGCCTAAGAAGACAACCGCCGAGCTTATTACCATCATAAAGGCGAATCCTGAAAGCCTCACGATCGGAGACATCGATTTCTCCGATGCTGAGCAGGTGGACGCGGTAATCGCGGAGCTTAAACAGGCGATGCAGAACCGATCCGGGGAACTTCGCTATGAGACCGTGCTTCCGGGGGACAGCAAAGGAAGAGCGCCGGGCATCTACGATACCGCCACTGGAAAGCTTATCCAGGCCTATGACGACACCTCCGACTTAGAAGCGCAGAACGCCAGCATAACCTCAACGCTTTCCACTCTCTCAGGAAGTCCATCCGCTGATTACTTGGACGCGCTTACGAAGATGAAGAATGCGCAAACCGCCGTCACAGGGGGAATCACCAGCGATGATACCCAGGCAGGGTATGAGCGCTTAGATGAGCTTTCCGGCTCTAATTACAAAGACAGGATGGGCGCGCTTTCAAGCGCCGTGGATAGTGGAATCTCCGGGCAGGAAGGGCTTGCCGAAGAGGAGAGGGCGCTTTATCAAAGGGCAGGGGACAAGTCCGTCGCCTCGGAACTGGCACAGGCGCAAAGAACCCTTAACAGCATCCGCTCCTCCACAGGCTCGACGATGGCCTACCTTGCCGCCGCCGATGAAGTGCGCTCGAAAATAAGCGATCTGCGAACTCAGAATGAAGTGGGGCTTTTAAACGCTGAAATGGCGCGGAAAGAGAAGAACTACCAGAATAAGGCTGAAAGCTATTACAGCCTTTTAGAGCAAGGAAGGATAAGCCTTGCGGAGTATGAAGAGGGCTTGCGCGCCGAGCGCTTAAACGCCTTCCAGGCCTCCGCGGCAACTTTAAGCCAGATAGCATCCCGGGATTCCTCCCAGATTCAGCACCTAACCCAGCTTGCTGATGTCATCTACGCCCAGATAACCGCCATGGAAGTAAAGAACAAGGAAGCCTACCAGAAGTGGATAGACTTAGCGAATCAGGAAGTATCCCCGATACGCAATCTACTTGACGCGATCATCGCGCAGGATGCCCTTGTGACAAGCCGCTAAGGAATAAAGGAAACACGTAAATGTCATTATTTGGAACTTCGCTGACAGGCGAAAAGAGAGAGCATGATTTATTCGGCTCGCTTGCATCCAGCCAAGACGCGCTCATTAAAGCCAGAAACCAGAGGGCGTTGCGGAATGAATCGGAAGCGCAGGAGGTAAAAGAAGCCAAGGGCGGCTTTGCGACAGGGGCAGGCGGCGCGTTAGGCGCGTTAGGCGGCCTTGCCTCGGTAATCCCGGGAGGCCAGGTAATCGGCGCTGGCTTAGGCGTACTCGGGGCAATCATCGGGCTTTTTAAATAAGGAAATTCACCATGGGACTCTTTGACGGAAATAACGCCTCACTGCAACTACTGATCGGGGCGAGGCAGAAGAAAAAAGAAGACGCCCGAGAAGAAGAACGGCTTGCCATGGAAAAGCGCCAGAATCTTTTCGGAAATATCACAGGCGCGTTGCAGAGCGCCGGAAGCCTTGCGAAAGCGGGCTTTGATGTCTATGACAGCCTAAAGCTTGCCCCGAAACGGGAGGAGTCAGCCCACAAAAACGCCCTGGAACTCGTGCAGAGGGAGCATGAAAACCGATCAGCGGAAGCCGCGTCAGAACGCGTGTGGACATCGGAAGAAAAGCGGCTTGACCGGGCGCAGGAATGGGGACTTACCGCATTCAAGGAAAGCAAGCTCGATTCCCGGCTCCAAACGGAATTCTGGAATGACATTAACGCCATGCGGGAAAAGGGTTCCATTGATTCTACCCACCTTAAAGAAAAGTACGGCTATGACGAAGCCCTGCAAGAGAACGCCCAGACCCATGAAAAGGCCATGCAGGATGATTCCCAGGAATGGCAGTCTGAGGAGAAAAAGCTTGACCGGGTTCAGGAATGGGGGCTTACCTCGTTCAAGGAAAATAAACTTGATTCCAGGACCGCCAGCCAGTTACTCAATGACATCGCGCTCATGCGGGAAAAGGGAGTCATTGACGGTGAGCTTTTAAAGACCAAATACAACTTCGATCTTTCCCTCTTAGATGACACCCAGGCGCATGAAGCGGCGATGCAGGATGACGCGCAGGACTTCGAAGAGAATCAGGCGCGCTTAAACAGAATCCAGGAATGGGGAGTAACCTCGTTTAAAGAAAGCAAGCTGGACTCCCGCATGGCGCAGGAGCTTTTAAACGATATCGCCGTAATGAAAGAAAAGGGTGTTATTGATGAAAAGCTTTTAAAAACCAAATACGGCTTTGACGAAGCCCTTTTAAATGACGCCCAGGCGCATGAGAGCGCCTTGCAGGATGACCAGCAGGAATTCCAGGGAAGCCAGCGTGATACCGAACTTAGCTTCACCAAGGAGCAGAACCAGCTTGACCGGGACCAGGAAATGGCGTTGGAAAGGTTTAAAACATCTTCCCAGGATTCCCGGCTTGAAAAGGAATTCTTGCACGATCTTTCCATGATGAGAGAAAAGGGCGCGATAGACTTTGCCGCCCTTGATAAGAAATACGGCCTTGATCTTGCCCTTCAGAATGACCAGCAAGGCTATGAAGCAGGGGAGGCGGACAAGGACCGCCAGAATCGAATCGATGTAGCGGGGATTGAAGCCGCAGGACAGCAAGCCATCACCACCATGCGCGGCAAGCAGGATACCGAAGGGGCAATCGACAGCGTGTATTCCTCCTCATCCAGCGCCTATACCACTGCTATCGATTCGGCAAGCGCGAGCCTTGCGGCGACAAGCGGAAAGGCGAACCCCTCCCCCGCCCTCATTAACGCCGAAGCTTCCAAATTTCTTTTCATGGACTATACCGGGTTCACCGCTTCGGGGAAAACCGAGCTAGCCGAAAACGCCAGGCGTGCTTTCGAGATGATAAACGGTCCCGGCTCCCTGGAACGCTACTCTCTCAATCCCCCTGCCGCGTCAAAGGATACAAAGGCGATAGGTCAGCCTAACCTAGGCGTGCTAGGAGGCAATGCCAACGCCGCCCCGCCGCCAGCGCCGTATACCTCCTGGGAAGAGTACATGAATGACTTAGCCCTCGGCAGAGTCCGGCAACCGAATGGCTCCAACCCTGAGAACCGGGGCGTTAAAAACTTCACTGGCGGCGCACGGTGACCTATCAGGACTACATGAATCAGCGGGGAAAGTATGGAAGGAAGTCTTCCGTATCCCCGGAGACGAAGGCCTACGTGGAGTGGTCCCGCGCCAAGCGCGAAGAGGATGAGAAGCGCCATACCCCTGTAGAGTGGGCGCTAAACCTTCTGTCCATCGGGAACAATATCAGCGCGAATACCACTGAAAACGTCATGCAGTCTTTCAGAGGCCAGAAGGTCCCTTTTACCGAGTACATGAAAGACATCCTTACTAGCTTCACCCCTGAAGGGGAGAAGAGCTTTAGAAAAGTGTTCTGGGGCGATGAGGAGGATGCCTCCTATAAAGGCATGTTTGGAGAAGGGGGAGTAAAGGGAGGAACGCCAGCCTTCGGTAATAAGGCCTTCAGGTGGGCTACAGGTACCCTTGCCGATATTGTCTTAGACCCCGCGAACTATGTCAGCTTCGGGGCGACTAACGCCGCCAAGGCCGCCGCCAGCGCGAGCGCCGAAATGCGGATGATCGCCAGAGCCGCGAATCCTGTCATTGATCTAAAGCTTTTCCGGGAAGGCTTTGACAAGGAATTTTTGGAAAAGCTGCGCAAGGCCGGGAAATCAAAAGAGGCTTTAGAGTACGCCCGGAAATGGGCGAAAGACGGAACATTCGCTAAGGAATATTCGCGCTATTACAACGAGGCATTGCGAAAATCCAAGGACGAACTAAAAGGGGATTTCTTAAAAGCCCTCGATGATAAGCCGTATAACCCGCAAGGGGAGCTTGTAAATGCCAGGATTAAAGGCTGGAAGGACACCTATGACAAGGCGCTTTCAGAGAGGATCGAAACGCTTACGAAAAAGGGTGACTATTCCCGGTATAAACACGCTAAGGGAGCGTCTTCAGAGCGAAGCCTTTCCACGGTAGTTGGCAACGAATCGGAGACTTTACGTAAGCTCCTTATCGAGAAGACCCGCGCAAAGCAGGAATTCTTGAATGAGCATGCAAGCCAGATAGAAGATGCCGCGCAACGCGTAGTAAGGGCGCGGCTGTCAGGCGAGAAGGATGTCCTTTCAGGCATTAAAAACTCCCGGATTCGAGAACTGTTCTCAGGCGATAAAGGCCTTCTGTCGCACTTAGAATCATCAGACCTCTATTCAAAGATTGATCTTAGGCAGTGGGATAACCCTTTTTCCGTTCTCGACCATGCGGGTGAGTCAGCCTTTAAGCTTTTTAGAAAAGAACTGAACTCATCCACCCACGAAGGTTTTAACTCCGCAATGAAACAGTGGGATGCTTTCAAAACAGCGCTTGGGAGCAAACAGGCTGTCTTAGGTAAAAAAGGAACTACCTATTCCGATGCCTGGTGGTCGTTAATGAATAACTCCCCCATAGGAAGAGTGCGAAGGCTGTTAGGCTTCTCCAACCCCTATGAGACCATGCTTAAAATAAAGGCACGCGATGCATCGGAGAGTGCGCAGTACTCAATCCAGAAGTCAGTGAAAGACATAAAGGAGAAACTTTCGGAATTCACCGACAAGGACAAAAGGGAGTATGTCTATCTAAAGAGCTTAAAAGAGAAAATCGGGCAGCGGATAAAGTACGCTGACATGGATTTTCCAACTTTTATCCGGGCGGCGGCTGAAAAAGTAAAGGCAGTCACAGGGCAGAGCATTGACTTATCGGATGAGAATATCGAAGCCCTTTCTCGCCTTGACGCTGAAGTAGGAAGCGTCTTTGGAAGTCTAAAACAGGCTGAAGATGTGTGGGCTTCCCTTGGCTATAGCGATGAGATTCACGCGCTTCCTGACTATCTTACCTTTGTCTCCCAAGGCGCTCTGCCTAGCCCGGTAGGTCCGGGGCGGAAGATCGGCACTTCCTCCCAGGCCTTTACCAAGACAAAGAAGAAGGGGCTATTTAAATCAATCCAGGCGCAAGCCGAGGCATTGCGCGATATCGTGGACATGCCGGATGACCAGATCGCAGGACTTTTTGCCGATAATGTCACTTCCACGAATCTGTCTTTGGATGAGATTCTGGCATCGAGGGTGATACAGCACTATAAGCTTTCTAAGCGCGTGGACATGATCGAGGCCTTTAAGCCCTTCGGGATAAAGATTGATGAAATTACCGTTCCAAGTCAGCACGTAGACCCGTTCTCCCGCACCCATACTAAAGGGGAAGGGTTTATCGCCTACTCCGATGAAGCGGGTAAGGACATCCTAGCTTCCCACAAAGAAGGCCGGGCGATGCAGAAGCACATGGCCTTGGAAGAGTATTCATCCCTCCTCGGTCTTGAAGAAGTGGATGATGCCTACTTCTCCGGCTACCTCTTTGATGAGCATGTGGCCTCGATCATCGACAGGACTTTGAAGTTTTCCTCCAATGACCCGGATATCCAGGCACTGCAAAACGCCTTTTCAGGCTTCACTCACCTGTGGAAGACAACCGTGACCTCCAATCCCGGATTCCACCTGCGGAACTTCTATTCGAACATGGTGACCCTCTTCCAGCAACACGGCTTTGACGCGATCGATGCGGAAACCGCGAAGGACGCCGGGATCGCTACCTTAGTGAGCTTAAACGGCATAGAGAAGGCAGCCTCACAACTCGGGCTTAAAGAGGAGCTTGTTAGAAAAGCCCTCTCGAAAACCTATGGGGAACACACCCTAGGCGAGCTTGCCGAGTACGCCCGGAAGAAAGGCATTATCTCATTAAGCTTCGGAGGCCGGGATACCAAAGAGGCGGTGGTTGACCTCTTAGGGACAGGCAAGCAGAACATCCTTGAGCGTGTAGGCAAAGCATCCCGGGAAGTGGGGGCGCATATAGAGAGCTTTGCCAAGATGGACTCCTTCCTCATCGGAGCTAAGAAGATGGCGAAGGAAGGCTCCATCTCTCCTTCCATGCTCGAATACGCCAAGAATGAATCGAAAAAATGGTTTATCGATTATGAAGACTTAACCGACTTCGAAAAGAACACGCTAAAGAAGGTCTTCCCCTTCTACACCTGGTTACGGCGCAATATCGCCAATCAGGTGGGCCAGATCACGGCTATCGAGAACTGGCCTACGATGGCGCTCCCCCAGAAGCTTATTAAAAGCGTCACCGATGAATCCGTGGACATGGAAAAGATGCCCTCCTACATGAGGGAAGAAGGTGCGGTACCGTTAGGCCGCAATGATGATGATGAAATCATCTTTCTCTATCCCCAGCTTCCCATGAACGACCTAAATAAAATTCCTTTTAGGGGAGGCTCAACGTTAAAGGAAGCGGTCGGCAACAGCTTTGATTCCTTTATTTCCACGATGATCGATTCCGCCCATCCGTTTATCAAAGCCGGGCTGTCTCTGTATGACTACGCTCAGAAAGACGACCGGGATAAGCGGACAAAGGAGACTTCAGGACTTGCCGAGGACATGGCCTTGGCAGTGACCGATTCCGTATTGCGCCTCTTCGGGGAGAAGGCCGCAGAGCGCGGCGAAAATGGAAGGCTCTTGGTTGACAGCAACGTGCTTGAAGCGATCAGGGCAGTAGCCCCGCAAATTAGGACCATAGACCGATTGCTTTCTGGTCCGAAAAGTGTTACAAAAGTATTGAATATAGATACTGATGTATTATTGTCGGAAGTCGGCAAGCAGGCGACAAACGCTGATAAGACGAGGGCGCTCTGGAACGCCCTCTCCTTCTACGCAGGGATTAGGGCGACCAGCGTAGATGAGAAAGAGGAACGGTATAAGAGGGCGCAAGGGATTTACTACCAGGCTTTAGATGAGAAGACAAAGGCGGAGAAGAAAACCGCAGGATATAAATCCCGGTCATTGAATTCAAGGCGGCAGATGGAGAAGACCTTCAGGAGACTTAAGCTTTTGTGAGAACCCTTTCGGACGTTGAGCGAATAAAGCAAATCGAAACTTCCCGGCGGCAGGAATCCGCGATCACAGGCCTTCCCCC